TTGTATCTTACGAATACCAGCTGTGATTACACTAACACCTACCTTACTCATAGTGACTCGATTATCTGACGACGAATCTTATTAGCATCAGTCAACTGATAGTGTTTACGAACATGCTCAGAAAGCTCTTGAGCTTTATCCTTTCGATACTCACCGTCTTTTAGAAGCTTCTGTACAGCACTACGCCAACTATGTTCACTATTCCCGTAAACTACGACATCTTTATCAATATCATTTAGATAAGGATGTACACGAGAGCAGACAATTGGCAGTCCTTTTGCTCCAGCTTCAAGTACTTTTAGATTGCTCTTGCAAGCATTAAAGTTGTTCTTCTCAAGGGGAGCTAATGCAATCTTATGGCCTTCGTAAAGGTTCATGTAGCTGTCTAACGTAGCCTGGGGTTTGGTTGATACGCCTGCAAAGCGTTTAGTCACCTCATTCCAGACTTGGCAATCTTTGTTAACCCCTCCAATAGTAAGCTCGTTCAAAGGAACAGCTTTACGGATGAGTTCCAAATCATGCAAGTGCGTGTTTCCGCCTACATAACAAAGAGGTGTACCAGAATCAAAATCTTCATTGACAGAAAATTGACCTTTGTCAAAATTTAATGCATTTGGCACCACAACAATTTCAGCTTTTGTGAAAGGTGCAAGCTGTGTGGCTAGGTAGTTGTTAGTCACAGTCACAACGTCAGCAATCTCAAGCAGAGCTTTGAATCGTTCTACCATGCCTTGTTTACGATACATCTCTTTAAGGACGTGATTAGACGACAAGATAAAATGATCGTCTTCGTCCATTATAATCTTGATGCCGTTAGCTTTGTATTCACGAAGCTTATCAATCGGGATAGCTGACAGTCGGCTGAACCAGATTGTCGTATTCTTAGGCTTCGGAATGTCTTCACCAAAAGCTTCTAGAGGCTGTCCAATTCGATGATAGAAACAACCAGATGTAGGGCGATGCTCTACAAGCAAATCGCCGTATTGAATCAATTCTACTTGTGACATTATTTGTCTCCTATGTAAACTTACATTCTAATAGGAGAACTCTATTTCTGTCAAGACTTTTTCAGATAAAATCTATTAAGATGGTATTTGAAAAAGTGCTAGCTGCTTACACCGGGCTAGCCTCGGTAGGAGATCCAGTAAGCTTGGGTAAGGCTACTACAGGAAAAGGTTAGTAGCCTCAAATCACCTATTTAAAATTACTTGCCTTCAACTCTCAGTCTTACAACTGTAGCCGGGACAAGCTGTAACGTGTTAGCACCTGCTGTAATTAGCAAGCTGGTGATAGTGTTATTACCATAAGTCAGTCCACTAAAACTCTTGGTCGAAGAGGTGTAGGCATTTAAGGAGCATTGCCTAATACCTGCAATTGTATTAGCTACGCTCACCGGCTGCACCTGAACATCATAGACTTCTGCAAAGTCAGTACCTATATTCACTGTCCAAACAGAAGAAACATCTGAGGTTGCCGTGTAGTATCTTACCTTAGCAACACCAGAGCTATCAGCTTTACTAGCGATAACAGCAGCTAAGCCCGAGACATCTGAAATCTGATGGCTGTGAGTAATAGCTGCTGCATTAACATCAGAAGCATTCAACACTACAGCTCCTGTTTTGGCATTCACACTGTTAACAGGGTAATTTAAAGTAGGAATCTCAGACTTCTTAGCATATCCCGATGCGTCACTAAGCTGAGCAACACTGTTTGGAATGCTAGGTTTATTTGTCAAATCAGAATAATTACCTGACTTAGCCACCGCCGCGACAGCAGATGCGTCTACCTTGCTCGCAAGCATTTGAGCTAAGCCTGTAACTTTACTGTTGTCAATGCTGGAACTTGCATCAAGCTTTGCGCTAAGGCTGTTAGAAAGGCCTGTAACGCGATCTAAACCAATCTGGCTACTCGCGTCCATCTTAGAAGAGATCGTTGATTGCAGGCTGTCTACAGAGGATTTTAGAGCATATTGAGCAAGAGAGCTGGCATCAGCTTTCATCGCAAGAGAAGATGAATCTGCCTTACGCAAAACTTCAGATTCTGTGCTTGCAATCATACTTGGAAAATTGGCATTTACAAGATTTACAATGCTGCTTACATCAACACCAATACCTTGCATTTGGTTCTGAGCATTCTTGACGAATAATCCATTCAGAGGTATCTCTGATAAGAACTCATCAAGGCGAGGGTCTTTATTAGTGGTTGTTCCACTTCCAGTAGAAGGACGAGTAGGACCTAAACCCATTTTATCAACCTCCGTTAACAATCACTACAATACGACCGGCCGTGGTACAGCGAATCCATACGCCGGCAGGAGAGTCGTAGACGTAAGTAGTTGCAGAGGAAGCTAACGCGTAGCCATCTACAGTACTAGGCGGTTGATCAGAACGTAGTTGGATAAGGCAGCCAGCACTTATTTTATTTTGGATAGTCAAAGCTGAACCGGTAGGAATCCCAAGGGATGAATAAATTTCTACCCAAGTACCAGCAGGGAGTTGAAGGTCTTGATACCATTGTGATGCCATATTTCTAACACCTATATTATTAACTACTTATGTTTAGGTGCTTTAAGATTTATAGTGCTAAAGCTACACTTCAAAATCTCGCTTCCATGCTGACTAAAAGGAAGGGTTAAAAAGTGTATAAAGAATTGGTGAAGACTGACCACGCTACCTATGTCGTCTTCTCGCAAGGCCATTCTGCCCGCCTCTCCGCACCTGACTTTGCGTCAGGAAGTTTTCTTCTCTTTAATTCGAGCCTCTGCTTTGCGCAAAAGACAGAGAAGTTTGATTTTGAAACAAGTATAGTGGTAGTAGTATTTTGAACGTTTGGCTTTTTCTAAGACGTTCACCACCATCTCCGGCCTGAAGGTCCGGCATAGTTTAGAATGATCACAACCAATAGAACCACAAACAATACTTTAACAATAGTCAGAGCTGTCCCGGCAAGAGCACCTAGGCCGAGAAGTGGTGCTAGTAAAGCAACTAGCAGGAAAATCAGGATAAGGTTAATCATTTTTATTTCCTTCTATCTTGGAAATCCCTATCTCTTTATTTTATCCTTTCCTAAAAATACTTAAAAACACTCTTAGGAAAAGATGAGCCCGTTCGTGGGCTCAGACGGATTGTAGTCAATCACCCATCAGCCGAAAGGAGAGGAACGACTGAATTCTTCAAGACTTGTAATTTTGGTAACGAAGAATTAAAGCTTCAGCAACTCTACCGTCCGTTTGCTCAGAAGCTAAAATAATAGCTTGGGAAAGTTTGTAAGTGAGCCATGCCTCATGCGCTTCTTCGGGAGTATCAAAAAGTCCTAAATATTTACGCTTCGCGCCGTTTACACTTCGACAATAAGCTTGGAACTTGCGATCCCTTTTATGGAAACTTACACCAATCGGCCATTCACCTCTTTCAGAGTCCCTTTCTACTAAAAAGATGTTAACTTTCTCATCTAAAAATACACAAGTCTCTGGTCCGTAGACTTTATTGCCTGGAATAAGCAAATCTTTATCTAGCTGTTTACCTTGCCAATCCTGTTTTATCATCCACTCACGGAATGCCATGAAATAGTGCCATTCAGGAGCAACAATCGAAGCGGCATAACTCAGATTGGTCTTACTTTGATTGTTGCAATAACATCTCCTGATCATATCATTCCATTTAGTATAGTAAGGGCATCTCCATATAGTTTTATAACTGCCGTCTATAAACTCCCTTGTGTGAACAACATAATCTGCGTCATTTACACCAATACCATACACCAAAGCTCTCTTGCGGCCCATAAAAACCTCCAAAATATAGAATCGAAAATCTAGTATAGAGGAGGTTTTCAGGGATGTCAAGACAACCTAATCACCTTGACTCGGTAAGGTAGGTTATCCAAATTACCACTATAAGTGGTGTTTGGATTCAGAGTATTATAAGGGCTTGTGGCAATGGCAGCACTACCAGACATAATCACGATTAAATCACCAAACTGACGGGCTACACAACCATAACCACCTGATGCGTATATATAGCCAATTTCGCTCCACATTCCATTAATCTTCAATTCCAAAATAGGCCAGAATTGACTACCAGCAGGAAATGGGGAAGGTACTTCAATACGCTGACCTTTGGTCAAAGTAGCTGGAGCAGCTTCAGTTCCGTTAGGGTACAGCATAACGAAAGCATTGTTGGTAAATCCGCTATCGTTTTGTAGCTGAGAGGTCTTGGTTACAGTAGAGACGTCTGCTTGTGTAATGAAGCCTGCATCATTAACAAGCTCGGATGCTTTGGTCACACTTGGACCTGAGCTACCTGATACATCAAAAGCACCAGCTTGCAAAGCTCCAACTAAACCAACTCTGGATACTAATGCTACTTTATCCATAACTAGCCCCCGAACAGGAGTGGCTTAATCACCGCTGCCAGCTTATCGTAACCAGCACGATTCGGGTGAACACCATCTGTAGTCAAAGCAGAATCAAGCTGAACCTGTCCGCTAACAGTTGCTCCTGAAACAGCTTGAGCATAACCAACAGCTGGAGTAAACCCAGTGAAGCTTGATAGCCAAGTATTATAAGCTACCCGCTTAGCATCACCAGCACCAGTATTTCGACCTGCTGTGGTGGTAGGTAAACCTTCAGCCATAACTACTTTGACAGGAGATTTGTAGTTAGCCAAATAACCCATAACCATACTCAGAGCTTGACGTGAACGCATCAAAGCATCATCTTGAATGCCACCTGCTGCAACATCGTTACCCGACCAAGGAGAGTAGAAGAGGTGGGTAGGGTTGACTACAGGAAGCAGATCAGCAATCCGAGGGGTATAGGTCAGAGGAACTTGAGCGTGCAGAGCACCATTCCAATAATCAACAGGATTATCTACAGTGCTAGTGGTCAAAGCAGCTTGCTGAGCAGCGCCATAACAAGTAGGAGTTGAACCAATACCTTCAAGAGTTGAGTCAGCAACAATAAGTAGCTGACGACCAGCTTTGGTAGAATAATACTGAATTGCTGGACAGATGGTAGAAGCTTCAGTGTTGGCAAGCTGAGTGAATGCAGACTTGTTAGTAACACCAGCAACTGCTTGCTTACTAGTACGGAAATAACGAGGAGCTTGATCACCACGCCAGTTGTACGTCTGGTTATATGGGCGAGTCATAATAGATCCGTTAGGAAGCTCAACCCGAACCATAATAATTGGACGTACACCACCATCAGTACGAGGAATGGATTGTAGGGGAACAATATCCGTCCAAGTTACTGAAGTACGTTCAGCAGCAATACGAGGAGCAAGAGTACCACTTACATTGCCGTCGAACGTACAGTCAATCCAAGTACCACCTGATAGTTGATACTCCGCAGCCCAGCGAGCATCATTGTTGTCATACTCAAGCTTATCACGAACAGCAACGCAAACCCTAACACCTGGAACAGCAGCAGTATGGATATTATGCAAACCAATTCGTAGGCCAGTAAAAGGAGCTTCAAGGTCCATAACAATGTTAGTGGTATGAACCGTGCTCAACACTTCTGAGTCAAAACGACCAAACATATTCTTGCTTAGGACGTTAGTCTTCTCAGAACTTGAAACGTTTTTTAGTGCCGCTTGCATTGCGGTGTTGATTTCAGACTTTGCAGCATTGACAGCAACACCTGCAACTTCAGCGGCATCTTCACGAACAGACGCATCAAGAGCGCCCGACTTCAAAGCGCCTTGCAGGCCAACCCTGCTAATAAGCCTTGCTAACTCTTGATCAGTCATTGATGTACCTTATATTTATTTTTAGTTTTAAACGTTATAAATCTTAGCCTTCGCTTTTACCACGTTTAAGGTGTTAGTGTTGTCAAGCTTACCACCAGAAAGCGCATTGGTCGTTTCTAGGTTATGTTCACTAGCTTTATCAATACTATCACCAACTGCGAAGACATAGACGGTTACGCCGTTATCAAGCAGATAGGTAAGTAACTCATCAAAAGCTTTCAGGAACAGAGGTAGGTTGCCAGGAACAACGGTTTCACCGACGCTAACGTTGAAGTTCTTTTTGATAGACCATTCAACAAAACCCTTGGCACGGCTTGCTACAAGAGTCTCCCACGTTTCGCCAGAGGCGAGCAACTGATCAGCTTCATTTATTACGCCATCTTTGTTTTCATCAAAGTAGCCGTCTTTGCCCCGATCAAGATAACCGTGAGCAGAGAACTCGATGTAAGCACGACCATTTGGGTGACTTAGGTTATCAAACGAATCACCAACCAACTCAGCCCAACGGCTCATTGAGCTGTATGCTGGACCTTCGAAGACGTAGATCAGGTCAGTACCGGTTAGAGGTCCGCAACGATCAAGAAGCTTCTGGTAAGCAGCAGCAAGGAACTTAGCATCATGCTCAGCCATATAAGGCTCATTGATAACATCGTAACGCTTGATTGCACTCCAAGCCTTGGTGTTACCCTTGAGGAGCTTCAAAAGCTGATACTGACGTTCCACCCACATGTCAACTGTGTTACCTGTTGAACCAAGTAGAGCCTTGTTAGGTGCTCCATTGGAAGGGAAGTAACCGTAGCTGTGATTATCTAGCATGATTGTCATGCCACGATCAGCAGCCTGCTCACCAATACGAATCAGGTGGTCCAGAGTCATTGTACGACCCCAGCTTGGCTGAGTTACGTCATTACCTTGCCAGTATTTGAGAGGGTTAGCAGCTTCCGGGAAAATACGACCTTCAAGGAATCCAAGGCGAATATCTGTGATACCGTAGCTCTTGATACGATCCATCTCGGATGTTTTAAGCATCGTGTAGTTGGTAGATTCAATGCCTGGAATGACATGATCTGCACCAGCGCCTACAGCACCATTTACAGCAACCTTGCCTTTCTTACGACGAACAAACCCTTGGGGTACA